GAGATTCCTGCAGGAACACTTGTTCTTAATGCAGGTGCTGAAGTAATGAAAGCTTTTACTTCAAGCTGTACATTAGACATGGACTTTGGTGGTGGTGATGACATCATTGATGGTGCAGATATAACCTCTACAGGTTTTTGTGCTGCAGGTACAAATGGTCAAACCAACACAGTCGTAGGTGGAGATGCCTCAACTTACACTCAATTTATTGGAACAACTGATACAATTGATTGTACGATTGCAGGAGCTGCTGCAGCTACAGGTAGACTTAGAGTTTACGCAACCGTGATTGATTGTAACGATCATGGTGCTGTAGACAGAGCTACCGAAGTAGACAGAGATCTACTTGCTTAATAAATAACATTGGGAGGGCAGGGCAACTTGCCCTCTTAGTTTATCTAAAACAAGGATGTACTATGGCAACAACATTTTTAACTTTAACAAATGAATTGTTACGTAGGCTCAATGAAGTTACTCTAACAACAGATACATTTGCTACAGCTAAGAATGTTCAGGCGATAGCAAAAGATGCTATTAATAGTTCTATAAGAGAAATACTTCAAGATGGGCATGAGTTTCCATTTCTAAAGACTACACAATCCCAAACACTAACGGCAGGTACAGGAACATACGATTTTCCTTCAGATATGTCTTCAGTGGATTGGGATAGTTTTTATTTAAAGACACTTACTTCTGAATCTAATACAGCTAAATCTTTACCTACAATATCTTTTGAAAGCTATACTAGAAACTATAGAACAATAGAAGATGCTGCAGGAACAGGTGGTAGAACTGCACCTGATTTAGTTTATCAAACAGCAGAAGAAAAGTTTGGAGTTACACCTATTCCTAATGCAGCTTACGTAGTAGAATATGTGTACTATAAGTTTCCTAATACACTAGGTATTAATGCATCTACTGGAGCTGCAACAAATGGCACAGACAGTACACATGATGTTCCTATTATACCTGAAAGATTTAATTATATTATTATTGATGGTGCTATGGTCTATGTGATGAGATTTAGATCAAATGAACAAAGTGCTCAAATACATCAACAAAAGTTTATGATGGGTATGAAAGCCATGCGTAGATTATTACTTGATGATAAACTTTCTGTAGAATCTACAATGATACAAAGACCTAAATTTTCGTCACATATGTTGAGTCTTGGTTCATAATGGCAGATAATTTACAAACCTTTAAAGTTATATCTAGGGGTGGCTTAAATACAACAGGAGATGTTTTATCTCAAGGTCAGGACTTTCCGGGTAGTGCTACAAAACTGTTAAACTATGAACCTGACTTACAGGGTGGTTATAGAAGAATAAGTGGTTTTAGTAATGCCTATGGCACAGTAACTGGAACAGGTTCTGTATTAGGTGTATGTGTAGCAGATGGAATAAATAACGGCATATTAGCTGCAAGAAAACCTTCTTCTGGTAATAATTATTTACACTTTTGGACAGGTTCTGCTTGGACTGCTGTTACTAGTGCAGGTTCACCAACAATGGTTGGTGTTAGTAAAGTTAGGTTTACCAGAATTAATTTTGGATCACCTAAAGTTGTACTTACAGATGGTATTAATCCTGCAGCTACTTATGATGGTAGTAGTTATGTTCAGATAACAGACTCTAATGCTCCTACTGATCCTGTAATATCAGAAGTTTATCAGAATCATTTATTTTTAGCAGGTGATCCTGCAAAGAAAGATGAGTTATTTTTTAGTGCTCCATTAGCTGAAACTGACTTTACTCCTGCAAATGGTGCAGGTAATATTAATGTAGGTTTTGATATTGTAGCTATAAAAGTTTTTCGTAATATTCTTTATATCTTTGGTACTAATAATATTAAAAGACTTGTTGGTAATAACAGAACAGACTTTGTATTAGAGAATGTTACAAATAACTTAGGTTGTCTAGCTACAGACAGTGTAATAGAAATAGGTGGTGACTTACTATTTTTAGCACCAGATGGTATTAGACCTATTGGTGGTACTGCAAAGATTGGTGACGTTAATCTTGAAACTGTATCTAAGAAGATACATAAAACAGTACAGAATACTATTAATACAGAAACACTTACAGGTTTATCCTCTGTATTAATCAGGTCAAAGTCACAGTTTAGATATATGTTTGCAGGAACTAGTTCTGTAGGAATACTAGGAGCACTTAGAGAAAATCCTCAAGGTGGTTTTGGTTTTGAGTTTGCAACATTATTTGGTTTTTCTGTTACTTGTGCAGATAGTGGATATATAGGAACAACAGAAACAGTTATACATGGTGACTCCACAGGTAAAGTTTATGCACAAGAATCAGGAACATCTTTTGCAGGATCTGATGTATTAAGTATTTATCAAACACCTTACTTATATTTTGAAGATCCAAGACAAAGAAAAATATTTTATGATATGGCTACATATTTACGTGCAGAGGGTGCAATATCTGTATCACTAGGTATAGTATATGACTTTGAAGATTCAACTGTTCTTAATCCTTCTAACGTAACATTTAGTGCTACTGGTACAGCAGCTGTATATGGTTCAGCAATATATGATACAACTCAAGTATTTGATGGTAATCCATCACCAGTAGAAACAGCACAATTTACAGGATCAGGAAAATCTATTTCTTTTCGTTTTGTTGCAGAAGACACAAATGCTAGTCACAGTATACAGGGATTTACAATTACTTATGGATTAGGAGATTTAAGGTAATGGGTACAGGTTACACAAGAACAAATACCTCAGATATTCAAGCTGATGAGGTCGTTAAATCAGCACCATTAAATGCTGAACTTAATGCTGTTGTAAATGCTTTTGCAGCTTCAACAGGACACACACATGATGGTACAACTGCAGAGGGTGGTCCTATTACCTCTTTATTAGGTATGAACATTACAATAGGTGATGGAACTGCAGATACAGATGTTACCATAACTTTTGATGGTCAAACAAATGATGGTGTTCTTAAATGGATGGAAGATGAAGATTACTTCCAGTTTAATGATAACATTTTAATTAATAGCACTGGAAGACTTAATTTTGGAGATACAGGAACATATATTCATCAATCTGCTGATGGTGTGCTTGATCTTGTTAGTGACACAGAAATAGAAATAAATGCTACAACAGTTGATTTAAATGGTAATTTAGATGTATCTGGATCTTTAACAATAGCAGGTGCTGCTGTCACAGCTACTTCTGCTGAAATAAACATACTTGATGGAGTTACAGCTACAGCAACAGAGTTAAACATTATGGATGGTGTTACTGCTACAACTGCAGAGCTTAACATAATGGATGGAGTAACCTCTACTGCTACTGAACTAAATATACTTGATGGTGTGACTGCAACTACAGCAGAGATCAATGCTTTAGACATAACAACAGTAGGAACATCAGAAGCTTCTAAGGTTGTTACAGTAGATAGTAATGGTGATTTAGTTATACCTGACAGTGATAAGTTTAAATTTGGTACAGGTAGTGATATGCAGTTGTTCCATGATGGTTCTAACTCTTTTATTACTAATGCCACAGGTGCATTAAAAATAGCTACAGAGACAAGTGGTATAGCTGTAACAATAGGTCACACAACTTCAGAAGTTACAATAGCAGATAACTTAACTGTAACAGGAACAACTACTCTAGATGCTACATCTTTTGGTGATGCTAATATTACTAATGTAGGTGACATAGCTCTTGACTCTATTAGTGCAGATGGTACAGATATTAATGTAGCTATTACAGATAACTCTGCTACTTCTTTTACTATTAAACAAGGCTCTGATGCTTACTTAATTGTTGATACAGGTAACAGTAGTGAGTCTATATCTATAGGTACAGGTATATCAGGTACAGCTATTACAATAGGTCATGGTACTTCAGAGGTTACAATAGGTGATAATCTTACAGTAACAGGTAATCTTACTGTTACAGGAACACAAACAGTTGTAGATACTGTTACTATGAATGCTCAAAATGCTATTGTGTTTGAGGGTGCATCAGCAGATGCTAATGAAACAACTTTAACAATTACTGATCCTGATGCAGATAGAACAATCAAGTTACCTAATCAGTCAGGAACACTTGTAGTATTAGCTGCAGATAGTGATACAGCAGTAACAGCCACACCTGCTGAAATAAGTATACTAGATGGTGATACTAGTGCTACTTCTACAACTGTAGTTGATGCTGATAGGGTTGTTTTTAATGATGCAGGTACAATGAAGCAGGTAGCTGTTACAGATCTAGCAGCCTACTTTGATGATGAAATAACTGCTATGCCAAACTTAGTGACCACAGGAGCATTAAATAGTGGTAGTATTGCAACAGGTTTTGGTGCTATTAATAATGGCTCAAGTGCTATTACAACTTCAGGTACAATAACTTTTGGTAGTCTTACAGATGGTTCTGTTACTATTACAGACATTGCAGATGAAGATGACTTCAGTAGTGACAGTGCGACTAAACTCGCTACACAACAATCTATTAAAGCCTATGTCACTACAGTAGCAGGACAGGCTAATAATGTTACTGGTCTTACAGCAACAGGTACAGAACTTAATGCTGTGGCTGATGGAGATACAAGTGCATCTGCTATTACTGTAGAAGATGCAGATAGAATACCTATTAATGATGGTGGCACAATGAAGCAAATTGCTGTCACTACTCTTGCTGCTTATCTTGATGATGAGATCACAGCAATGCCTAATTTAACATCAACAGGTGCATTAAATAGTGGTTCTATTACTTCTGGATTTGGAAACATTGATATAGGTTCTGACAATCTTACAGCTACAGGTACAATATCTCTAGGAGCTACAAGTTTTAATGATAATAATGTAACAAATGTAGGATCAATTGCTTTAGATACTATTACTAATGATGGAACTGATATTACGTTAGATTCTAGTGGGGATATTATACTAGATGCTGCAGGTAATAATGTAACAATTAAATCTGGTGGAACATCTATACTTGATGTAGCAAATAATTCTTCTGACGTTGAATTGACTGTTAGTGTAGCTGACAAAAACTTTAAAATAAAAGGCACTGATAGTAGTTCAGCTATTACTGCTCTTGATATAGATATGGCAGCAGCAGGTGCAGCAACCTTTAACGATAAAATTATAGCCACAGAATTAGATATTAGTGGTGATGCAGATATAGATGGTACTTTAGAAGCAGATGCTATTACTATTAATGGCACAGCTATTGGAGATGTGTTTAGTGCAGTAGCAGGTAGTTCCTCTATTGTAACTACAGGTGCATTAAACTCAGGAAGTATTACTTCAGGGTTTGGAAATATAGATGTTGGCTCAAGTAATTTAACTGCAACAGGCACAGTATCGCTAGGTGCGACATCATTTAATGATAATAATATCACAAATGTTGGAAATATTGCATTAGATAGCTTGACAGCAGACGGATCTTCCATTACAATTACAGGTAACACTACTTTTGCAGATGGTGCTTTTGATTTTGATATTGCAAGCCATGATACATCTAATGGTTTAAAACTAGGTGGTACATTAGTTACAGCAACTGCTGCTGAATTAAACTATGTTGATGGTGTTACATCAAACATACAAACACAATTAAATAATGCAGCCTCAACTGGTAAAGCAATAGCTATGGCAATGGTATTTGGATAAAGGAGAGAAAGAATGGCAGAACCTAATGTAGTAGCTGTTAGTAGTATATATGGAAAAACGGCTGTTGATGCTGATGTAGCAGCTTCTGCAGTAAGTTTGTTAACGTGTGCTTCTAACAAGCTATTAAAAATAAACAGTTTAATTATTGCTAATATAGATGGTACAAATGCAGCTACGATTGACGTTTGGGTTACTCGTTCTTCTGCTGACTACTATATAGCAAAAACTATTTCTGTTCCTGCAGATGCAACCCTTGTTGTTATTGACAAGAATATGGGTTTGTATTTAGTAGAAAGTGATATTCTTAAAATACAAGCAAGCACTGCAGGTGATTTATCTGCTACTTGTTCATATGAAGAAATAGATGACGCATAAGGATAGTTAATGGGTGTACATAAAAAAGGTGGCTTAGTAGGTGGCTTTGATCAGCTTAGAGCACCTGATGCTCCTACCATAAGTGTTTCAGCAGGTGATGCATCAGTTACTGTTACTATTACTAATCCATCAGATGTTGGTGGTGGTGATATTACAGGATATGCTGTTAGTGCTTTAACAGGACCTATAGAAGATACAACGTATACTATTACAGTTGTTTCAGGTAATCCTTCTAATCATCCTTACTATAATCAAGGATCTACTAATAAATTTGCAGTTGATGGATCTACAGCAACAGCAGATGTTACATTAACTTTGTATAAAGGTCATACTTATATTTTTGATCAAAGTGATTCTTCAAACTCTGGACACCCTCTTCGTTTTAGTACAACAGCAAATGGAACTCATGGTGGTGGATCAGAGTATACTACAGGTGTAACAACAAGTGGTACTCCGGGAAGTGCAGGAGCTTTTACAAAAATAGCTCTAGCTACAGATGCACCTGATACCCTCTACTATTACTGTACTAATCATGCAGGTATGGGTTGGCAAGCTAATAATAAGACAAGCCTAAAGAGTGGTGCTTCAGGTTCTTCTAGTCCTATAACTGTAAGTTCTCTTACTAATGATGAAGCTTATAATGTTAGAGCATCTGCTATAAATGCCTTTGGTGCAAGTGTTCAATCCTCTGCTACTTCTGCAACTCCTGCATCTCCAAGAAATTTATTTTATGGTGGTGATGATGGAAATTATTATAATGTAATACAATTTATAGTTATATCTACTACAGGAAATACTACTGATTTTGGAGATTTAGTGGCAGGTACTGCTAATATTATGGGTTTCTCTTCTTCAACTAGAGGTGTATTTGCAGGTGGTTTTATAACAGGAGGTAGTTATACTAATGTAATTCAATATGTAACTATAGCTACTGAAGGAGATACTACTGACTTTGGTGATTTAAGCGCAGCTAGAAGAAATGGTTTTGGAGTAAGTAGTGATACAAGAGGTATTGTAGGTGGTGGTACAACTAGTGGTGCTGCTCAAGTAGATACCATTGAATACGTTACCATAGCATCAACAGGTAACATGACTGATTTTGGAAATTTACTGGCAGCAACATTTGGTGGTGGAGGTTTTCAATCTCCAACAAGAGGTATATTTGGTGGTGGTGAGGTTTCAGGTGGTTCTAAACAAAACGTAATTCAATACATAACTATAGCTTCAACAGGTAATGCAACTGACTTTGGAGATCTATCAGGTTTACAGACTTTAATGGGAGGATTAAGTAATAATACAAGAGGACTGTTTGGTGGTGGAACAGTTACTGGTTCTGCTCTTAATGAAATTCAATACGTTACTATAGCTTCAACTGGTAATACTACTGACTTTGGTGATTTAACAGTTGAAAGATATGCAAACAGTGGAACAGCAGATCCTACCAGAGGTGTATTTGCAGGTGGTGCAACATGGGCAGGTGCTCTTCAAAATGTCATGGATTATGTTACTATTGCATCTACTGGAAATGCTAGTGATTTTGGTGATCTTTTAGCAGGAGTACGAAACTTTTCTAGAGGAATGGTTGGTGGAGCACATGGAGGATTATCATAATGCCTAATTTTTCTGGGGTGTGGACTTTAAAAGAACAAGGTGTGGCTGTTAAAGGTGATAGGTGGCAAAAAACATTACCTCAAGCAGCTAATATGGGTTTAGTTATGGGTGCTTATAATTCAACAATACAAGAATCAGG